GCCAGTTAATCTAGCAGCAGAGAGAGCAGATCAACTTGATGACGAAATCCCCTTCTAGTAAAAAAAGGATAGTTAAACCTCCTTTGGATCGTTTCGGTGGTATCCGAGTGGTTCAGAGGAGGATTAAAAAGTCTGAAGTGATTGAGCACAACAAAGAGAATGTTGCTCAAGAATTAATTGATATTGCAACTGCAAATATTGATGACATTGTCTATTGGGATGACCAGGGCAATGTTGGAGTTAAAGATCCTAAGAATATTCCTAAAGCAGCAATTAAAGCTATAAAAAAAATTAAAGTTACTCCGACAAAGGCTGGGCCTCAGTTAGAAGTAGAGATGCATGACAAGGTATCTGTATTAAGAACTCTAGCTAAAGCATCTGGTTTATTAGAGCAGCAAGAAGATACAGACAGACCTTCAGTCGTGGGTATTGTAATGCAAGGACCAGAACCAACAATAATAGACGCAGAGGAGGTAGAAGATGTCGAACAGAAAAATAACACCAGAGGAAGTGGATCGGATCCAGGTAGTGATGTTGAAAAAGAAACTGAGTGATAAGGAATGTGCAAACATTGTTGGTCGTTCAGTTAGTGATTGGAAAGCAATAGTCATGAAAAAAAAAATTGAAGATCCAGGTCGTATTGAAAGTATGATTAATAGATTAGAAAAATATGAACGAGGAAGATTTTAAAAAAGAAATTGAAAGACACAAGAGGTTTATTAAAAAACAAGAATTAATAATTGATGCTTTGGAAACAGAGATCACTATTAAAGACTACGAAATAAAAAAACTAAAAGAAGGGAAAAAAAAGAATGATTAAAAATTTTAAAGACATTGTAATTCTATTAATAACAAGTGGTGTCTTAATACTTCTTGGTGTAATTATCATAGGAGATTATTGGGTAGCACTAGAAGAAAACAGACCAGTAGATGAGAGTGTAATAACATTGATGAAGATGTCTGTTACGGGATTGATAGGTGTTATTGGTGGTTACATTGGTGGAAGTAAATGAGTGATGCAATTACAAATCTTAAATTAGATTTCTCTACCTCTGCCACAGTCTGGAAATTTTTAAAAGATAAAAGTTTTGTTAGAGGATTGATGGGGCCAGTTGGTTCCGGTAAATCTTATGCTTGTGCAGCAGAGATTATGTTAAAGGCTGTGAGCCAGGTGCAAAGTCCGAGGGATGGGATCAAGTATTCTAGGTTTGTAGTTGTGCGTAATTCTTATCCCGAACTTCGGACAACTACTATAAAAACATGGCAAGAGTTATTTCCAGAAAACATTTGGGGACCATTTAGATGGAGCCCACCATTAACGCATCATATTAAATTACCACCTAGAGACGGAGCTCCTGGTATTGATTGTGAAGTTATCTTCTTAGCTCTTGATCAACCCAAAGATGTTAGGAAGTTATTATCAATGGAACTTACTGGTGCGTGGGTTAACGAGGCCAGAGAATTACCTAAAGCAGTTATTGATGGATTAACACACAGAGTTGGAAGGTATCCTACATTATCGGATGGTGGAGCTAAACCCTGGAGAGGGATCATTATGGATACGAACCCAATGGATGATGATCATTGGTGGTACAACTTATCTGAAAAAGAAAAGATGTCTGGTCAGTACGCATGGAAGTTTTATAAACAGCCAGGTGCAGTATTAGAATACACAAAAGAAGATCTACCAGAAAATCCAGAGGCTAACGGATTTATTTATAGTGCTAAGAAATGGTGGATGGCAAATCCAAAAGCAGAAAATAAAAAAAATTTACCGACTGGATACTACGAACAAACATTACTCGGAAAGAATTTAGATTGGATAAGATGTTATGCCCAGGGCCTTTATACTTATGTGCAAGAAGGTAAACCTATTATTAGTGAGTACGATGATAATATGATGGCTACAGAAAATATTGAGCCGGATCCATCTGTACCAATTCAAGTTGGTGTTGACTTTGGTTTAACTCCAGCAGCAATCTTTGGACAAAGACTTCCTAATGGAAGATGGGTTATACTTCATGAGCTCGTAACTTTTGATATGGGCCTTGAAAGATTTGGCACTATGTTAAAATCAGAACTAGCTAGTAGATTTCCAAAATTTGAAGTATTAGTTTGGGGAGATCCAGCCGGGCAAAAGAGAGATGAGATTTATGAAGTAACTGCATTTGATCATTTAAGATCTATAGGTCTAACTGCTAGACCAACTGCAACAAATGATTTTAAAGTAAGACGAGAGGCCGGTGCAATGCCAATGAATAGATTAATTGATGGTAAGCCTGGTCTATTAATAAATCAAAAATGTAAAAGACTTCGTAAAGCATTGAGTGGAGGTTATCATTTTAAAAGAGTACAAATTTCTGGAGCTGAACGATATAGAGATCAACCAAACAAGAATGAACATTCCCATGTCGGTGATGCTTATATGTACTTGCTTTTAGGTGGTGGAGAGCATAGAGCTCTAACTAGAGGAACTAATCGTAATTACAAACAAGCAACAGCAGATACTGACTTTGATATATTCTAATGAGTGATGATATAAAAAAAAAATGGAAAGTAAAAGTTTGGTTAAAAAACGAATTACAATTAGAAACAGAAGTAATACTAGAATGTACAGAAAAAAAATTGAAACAATTAGTGTTTCCAAAAAAGTTTAGATTGACTTATGAACCTATCGACACTTGAAAATATATTTAATATTGATGGAAAGAATAGTCCATTAACTGTATTACCTTTTAAATCTTACCTACTTACATTAATGGATCTTCACCCGGAGGACCAGGCGAACATAGATCAGATACCTAATTATCTTCAATACATAGATCGTGCAACAAAGTCTGGATATGGTTACACAGTTATAGATGGCAATGGTAAACCCATAGTCTGTTTTGGTGTAGCTCCTCAATGGCCAGGAGTTGCAGAACTTTGGTTAATACCAGATATGAAATTAATTTTTAAACACAGACTAAAGTTTCATAAAGGTGCAAAAAAATTTATGGAGATGTGTGCTGAAGAATTAAACCTACATCGGATCCATGTAACAGTTAGTGCTCGAAATGTTCGGGCTATCAAATGGATTGAAAGGATATATTTTAAAAGGGAAGGTGTATTAAAAAAATATACTTTCGATAAGAATGATATGATAATGTATAGTAGAATATTTGAGAGGTAATAATGGGAAGTTTATTTAAGACACCAAAATACGAGCCACCTAAAGAAATGGCAACTACTAATAAGTTGTTAGATGAGAGGGAGGCAAGAGCAGAGGCAGACGAGAAAAAAGAAAAAAGAAAAATAGCTGCTAAAGCAAGAACTCGTAGAATGGGTGGAAGATTATTATTTTCTCAAGAGAGAGCTATTCCTCAGTTAGGGGTGGGGAGTAATTTAGCTAGTGTTCAATCATACTCAAGAAATCCCTATGAAGATGAAAGGATGGGATAGTTATGGGTGGAGTACCAATTATAGGTGATGTAGTAGAAACTGTAACTGATGTAGTTAGTGGTGGTGGTTCTAAAAAAAGAACTACAGAAACTAGATCTGCTGAAGTTGCAAAGTCAACAGAACCAGAAAAGAAAAAAGATATTACTAGAACTTTAAGACGAAGAGTTTCTAGAACTAGACGACCTGGTGCAAGTTTAGTTGGTGGTAGACTTACTGGTGAAACTGCTAGTAAAGATTTAAGTCCAATTAGAAATCCAAGAGATCAATCTACTTTAGGAGCTTAACAATGGCTGAAAGAGAACCTCAAGTCTTTGTAAGAAATCCAAGACACAGAGATCTTGAAAAAGAAAAAGAGGAACAAGAAAATAATGGCTAAAGATTATCACACAACTAAAGACGGAAAAAAAGCTAAGAAGGGTTTGTATTATTATATCAACCGAAAAAAAGCAGCCGGTACTTCGAAACCAAAATCTAAATCAACTATTTCTGATGAGGCCTACAAAAATATGAGAGCTGGGTTTCCTAAGAAAAAAAGAAGGGAAGGATTAGTCTAATGTATAAAATGAAAATGAAAGCAAAAACATCTAAATCAAAACCAAAATCTAAAAAAATTAAACCATCTAATAAAAAGAAAAGTTACTAATGATTATATTTGGTCATACTCCAAAAGAGTGGAAACGAAGAGCTCTTAATAATAAAGCATTAATTGTTTCACACATTGTAATGTTTATCTTGGGAGGAATAATTTTTTAATGGTAGCTAAAAAATATCAGAATGAGAGTGGTGGATTAAATCAAGCTGGTAGAGATTATTTTAAAAGAAAAGAAGGATCTAATCTTAAAAGACCACAGAGCTCTGGTACAGATGGCAGAAGAGTTTCATTCGCTGCTAGATTTTCTGGTATGGAAGGACCATTAGAAAAAAATGGTAAACCTACAAGATTAGCATTAGCTCTAAAAAAATGGGGATTTAAAAACAAAGCAGAGGCGAGAGCTTTTGCAAATAAAAATAAGGAAACAACATAATGCATTTAAAACCAAACCAAGTATTAGATAGATCTAAAAAAGCATTTACTAAAAAAGAATTATGGAGAACTATCTACGAAGATTGCTATCGTTATGCATTACCTCAAAGAAATTTATATGAAGGTTACTATGAAGGAAATGTTCCTGGCCAAAATAAAATGAATATGATTTTTGATAGTACAGCTATTCATTCAGTACAAAGATTTGCAAATAGAATACAATCTGGATTATTCCCTCCATATAAAAAATGGTGCAGACTTGAACCAGGAAATGACATACCAGAAGAAAGAAGAGGAGAAGTACAAACAGCTCTAGATTTATATTTAGACAAAATGTTTTCTGTTTTAAGACAATCAAATTTTGATTTAGCTATTGGAGAGTTTTTATTAGATCTGTCTGTAGGAACTGCTGCAATGTTAATTCAACAAGGTGATGATTTAAATCCAATTAAATTTACTCCGGTTCCTCAATACTTAATTGCATTAGAAGAAGGACCAAGTGGAACTGTAGATAATGTTTATCGTAAATATAAATTAAGAGGGGAAACAATTACAAGAGAATTCCCAGATGCAAAAATTCCAGAAACATTACAAAGATACATAGATGAAAAACCTCAAGAGATGATAGAACTTATAGAGGCTGTTATTTATGATTTAGATAGAGGTGATTATTGTTACCATATATTACATGATAAATCTAAAGAGGAATTAGTATTTAGAAGAATGGATCAAACACCATGGGTTGTTTCTCGTTATATGAAAATACCTGGAGAAGTTTTTGGTAGAGGCCCATTAGTTACAGCATTACCAGATATTAAAACTTTAAATAAAACTTTAGAATTACTTTTAAAGAATGCTAGTATTGCTTGTGCTGGTGTTTACACAGCAGCAGATGATGGAGTAATCAATCCTTCTAATATTCGTATTCAGCCAGGATCAATTATTCCAGTTGCTAGAAATGGTGGACCACAAGGTGCATCACTAGCTCCATTACCAAGATCTGGAGATTTCAATGTTTCTCAAATTGTTATTAATGATTTAAGAATGAATATTAAAAAACAATTATTAGATGATACTTTACCACCAGACAATATGTCTGCGAGATCAGCTACAGAAATTGTAGAAAGAATGAAAGAACTAGCTCAGAATATGGGTGCTGCATTTGGTAGACTTATAACTGAGACTATGGTTCCAATCATTCGTAGAACACTCTTCATTATGGATCAGAAAGGAATGATCCAGCTCCCTTTGAAGGTTAATGGGCTAGAGGTTAAAGTTACTCCTGTTAGCCCATTAGCGAAAGCACAAAACTTAGACGAAGTAAATGAGGTTATGCAATTCTTTCAAATTGCTAATGCTCTTGGGCCTGGTGGTGTTGCTGAAGTTAAACCAGATGCTATTGCAGCATTCGTTGGAGATAAATTGGGTATACCTTCACAATTAAGAACTTCACCAGAAGAGAAACAACAAATACAAAAACAAACGATGGAGATGTTAAAGTCTCAATCAATGCAAATAATGGAAGGTGCTGCACAAGCTCCAGGACAAGCTCCTGGTCCAACAGAAACACCTTTACCAGAAGAGGCAGTAGAAGAACAACTTAGATCATGAAACAAGGCTGGGATGGAATAGAATTCTTAGATGTAAAACCTAAGAGTGAAACGAAAGACACAGAATTAGAAACTAACAAAGCATTTGCTAGAACTTTTGAAACTAAAGAAGGAAAAAAAGTTTTAGAGTTTCTAATAAATAAAACATTACAACAACCAACATGGATCCCTGGTGGTGATAATAGTTATGGTTATGCTAGAGAAGGGCAAAACAGTATCATCAGAGAAATTCAACAACGCATAGAGAGGGCTAAACAATGAGCAACGAAAACTTAGAACAAAACCAAGGTGAAGGATTAATAGCTAATACTGCACCACAAGAAGAGCAACAAGCTCCCAATCCAGAGGATACATTTGTTCCTCACTTAGAAGATGACAATAAAGATCAAACAGTAGAAGAGGCTAAAGCTGAACAAGAAACTAAAGTTTTAGAAAAACCAGAATACATAGAAGATAAATTTTGGGATCCTAAGTCTGGTGCTAAGATCGAAGAGTTAAGTCATTCTTATAAAGAATTACAAAAACAATTTTCTATGGGTAAACACAAAGCTCCATCGGAGTATGATTTATCTGCAATGGAAGATGTTGATATTGAGAATGATGTCCTGGCTAAAGAATTTTTAGATTGGGCAAAAGAGAATAAACCTACTCAAGGTGCTTTTGATAAACTTGTAAACACATTTAAAACATTATCTCAACAACAAGAACAAGAAGATAGTATTAACTTAGAGGAAGAGACTAAAGCTCTTGGACCTAATGCAGACCAAATCATTAATGGTATTAAAACTTGGGGACAAGGATTAGTTTCTAAAGGTGTATGGTCTGAGCAAGACTTTGATGAATTTAAAGTATTTGCTGCAACAGCTAATGGTATCAATGCATTAAATAAAATAAGAAAATACTATGGTGAACAAACAATTCCAACTGCACCAACAGATGTAGATGGATCTGTAAGTAAGCAAGAACTTTATGAAATGGTAGCAGATCCTAAATATAAAACAGATCCAAACTTTAGAAGAAAAGTTGAAGAACAGTTTTCAAGAGCTTTTCCAGGTAAAGTTAATAATGGAGAAATTTAATTTAGGTACTTGCTAAATTTTTAAAATTACACTATTCTTCTAACCGAAGATAACCAAATTTTTTATGGCCTTCTGGCTGGTGAGCAAAGACACCATTTTTGTCAGCCGGGCTTTACCCCGACAACTGCAAGTTAAGTAAAACTAATGTGTTAAAAACAAGGAGATAAAAGTATGGCACAATCAATAACAAA